AGCGCGTTCCCTTGCGTTCGCCGGTTCGGCGCAGGGCTGATTTCTCCACTAGATCGGTCAGATCCCTAGTGGCTGTGGCCGAAGTCGCCCCCGATATGGTTCGGTAGTTGTCAGCGCTGAGCCCGCCTGCAAAACCCTGCGGGCCGGCTCTGAACATCCTGAGCAGGACCTTCTCTTGGCGCTCGTTTATCTGGCCTTGCAGGCGCAGCATCAGTCGCGCCTTGCCGATCAGAAACTCAACCCAGGCCACCGATTGATCCTGGGCAGCGAGTGTCATCTTCGCAAACCAGCCAAGCCAGTCATTAATGTCGAGTGACCGGCTCGCGGCCTCCAGCTGGTCATAATAGCTTTTGCGATGTTGCATGAAGGTCGATGAGATGCCGGCCAGCATGGGCCCCTTGCGTCCCTGCGCGAGGGCCTTTTCCGCAATAACCCTGCCCAGACGACCATTGCCATCCTCGAACGGGTGGATGGTCTCAAACCACAGATGGACGATGCCAGCCCTTGCAAGCGGCGCCATCGGGCTCACACCAGTTGGCGCGCTATCGGCAAACCAGCTGAGGAACCGGTCCATCTCCTCGGTGACCAAAGCTGATGGCGGGGCCTCGAAGTGAACCTTGCGCTTGTAGTCGGGGCCCGAGACAATCTGCATTGGATCGTTATGCACCCTGTAGCCGCCGACCATTTCAAGATCAGCTCGGCCCGACATCAGGAGGCGATGCCAGCTGAACAGTTTGGCATGATCAAGCGGCGCATTGAGGGTCTCGAACAGGTCAACCATAAGCATGGCAATACCAGCTTCGGCGGGGCCGATGCGCCGGTTATCGGTCTGCAGGCCCAACTGGCGCCTGACCGAAGACTGGACGCTGTCGCGATCGAGCATCTCCCCCTCGATGGCGGAACTGTCCAGCGCCGACCGGCTCATCAGATCGACCACCAGCTGGGATCGATTGTCCTGATCCAGATGGACCGACGAGCCGATTAGGACACCGGCTTTTTCGGCAAAGGCCAGCTCTTCCGAGGCAAAGCGAGCGCTATCCCAGCGGAAATTGGGCCAGTCGGGGTCTTGCCAGTTCCATTGCATGATCGATAAATCTCGTTATATCGATCACATTGGTGCCAAATTATGATCCATAAGGCAAGGGTATATCCCTCATGCCCATAATCATCAGGGCGCGAGGACTTCGACGACGCCGACACCGGCAGAGTTGGTCGTCAGCTCCAGCGTGACGCTGGCAGCGGTGATCTGGTCGACAGAGCCGATATTTACCTTGAAGCTCATCACCTGAGCCCGGAAGTAATATTTGTCACCCTGCTGGGTGGTGACGAGGAAGCTGTAATCGGCGTCCGCCTGGGAGGCGGCCTTGAGCAGGATCTGTCCGGCATCGTCGGTGTCGAGCCCGAGCCCGATGGTCATCGTCCCCTGGTTGAAGCTACCCTTTTTCTTCTGGATGCCGCGGCTGCCCACCGGGCTGAAGGTGACGAGCGCATATTCCCGGCCGAACTCGCCAAGATCAGTGACTTCGCCGACCAGGGTCATAACCAGGGCATTGTAACCGGTAGGGTCGAAGGTTGCAGGGGCGGCAGCCAACACTTTCAGCGTTGTGCCTGCGGACGTATAAACGGTCATGGCAGTGGTTCCTTGTGATGGTGAGGCTCAGCAGGCCTCGTTGAACGAGACCCTGAAGTCCTGGGTCTGCATGTGGATGCCGGCTTGTTCATCGAGAAAGTCAGGCCCGGCGGAATCGGTTTGGACGGTCACTTGCGTGATGCCGGTAATGGTGGGCGTTCGGTCAGCCGCGGCCTGGCGCACGGCTTTGAGAATGGCCTTGGCGGCGGGATAGGTGGCCGCCAGCACCGTGACCTGAACCCGCTCGGTGACGCGGCGAACTGCGCCGGCTTTGATAATTTTGCGGTCGCTGCTGCTCACCGACATCAGCGATAGTGCCGGCAGCGGGGAGCCTTGTTGGACAACACCGGCAACGATCTGAGCGCCCGGGACCAGGCTGGTGAGCGGAGCATGGGCGACAAGCAGCGCGCGGACCGCGACCACCCCGTTCATTCGTCGTCGACCTCGAGGATCGGGGCCTTGAGGTTGCCGATCTGGACCCGGTGGGCGATGTAAGCGCCCATGGCGTTCACCGCTTCCTCGGCCTTCTGGTCGAGCGCGGGACGCAGGAACGGCTTGGCTGCGTGGCCCGGGTGCATGACTACAGGCCCGACAAAATTGCCGCCGATCACCAGACTGCCGCGCTTCACCATCTTGTTGATGGTGCCGATGCTAACCTTGCGCGGGCCATGGCGGGTCGCGCGCACCGGGCGGTCCTCTTCGGCGACGCTGATAAGGTGGGGCGCGACGCCGTATTCGATGAACAGGCCGAGATAAGAGCCGGACCCGCGCAGCTTCACATAGGAGCTCAGGCGGCTGCCATCGGTGCGGGTGCCGATGCCGATCGCCCGTTTGAGCTGGCCGGTCTTGACCGGCACATTGGCCTTGGCCTGCTGCTGGATCACCTTGGCGCCAGCCCTAAGCCCGCCGCGGATCACATTGCGTTCGAGGTTCTTGGGTAGCTCGTCGAGCATGCGCAGCAGCTCCGGGCCGCCCTTGAGCGTAATTGTCATGGCGCAGCTCCTTCACTGCTGTATTGCTGGGCGATCAGCTCGATGCCTTCACGGCGGCCGATTTCGGCCGGACCGGAGACGATGTGCATTGTGCGATTACCGACGATCACCCGCATGTCAGCGGTGATCCCGGCGAGATAGCGCATGCGGATCCGCGCTGGCCGGTTGGCAATGATAATGCTGTCGGCCAGTCGCTCAGCGCGGCTCGGCAGCACGTCCTTCACTTCTGCCCAGACCGCGGCGAACTCCGCCCAAGTGACGGTTTCCGTGCCATAGAGGGGGTCAAGGGTCACGGCCTTGCGTTCTATCCGGATCCGGGTGTCGAGCTTCGAGGCTAAATCCATCGGCCGCGCAGCTGATTGACGAGGGCGTCGAAGGCCAGGCAGGCCGCCCCCTCACGGTTCTCGAACAAGGAAGCCGCTTTCACGAGGATCGCGGCGCGGGCGATGGTCAGATCGGGGTGCCCTTCGGCAAACCCCGCCGACAGGGTGATGGTGATGACGCCGTCCGGGCCCAGCGCGGGCCAGCACTTGCCTGCAGCTGGCCGGATCCGGGTGAACCCATGGCGCGCGCGAGCGACATAGTCGGCCTCGGGCAGGGTAACGGCGGAGCCAGCGGCATTCGTGTAGGTGATGGCCGCGATGGTCACCGGACGCACTGGCACGGTGATTTCATCGGCCCATGCCTCCAGCACCATGGCCAGTGTTTGGGCACATAGCCGCAGATCCGTCAGTCGTTCGAGCTCGGCCTGCGCCGCGTCCAGATGGACGGCCAGCAACATGTCCTGGTCATGAGCATCCAGACGCAGTTGCTGGCTTGCTTCCTCGAGCGTCACGGCGCGATCCTGGGCTGGTTCGACCGTGACGATCTCGGACATTAGCCGGCCTTGGTGCGGGTGTTGGCGCCGGCCTTGTTAGAGATCGGCGGCCGTTCGTCAGTCTGGCCTTCCGCCGTGACTTCAAGTTCGGTCGCAGGGGCAGACGCCGGTTTGGCTGGAGCTGCGCCATCGACTTCTATGGCAAGACCACGCTCAATCAGGCTGCGCCCACCCAGATCGTCGATCTCGAAGGTCTGGCCAGTAATAATATTATCCGGGCTCACCAAGCTAACATGAATGGTATCGAGTGCCTGTAGGAACATTGGCTTCTCCCCTGAAAAGATGAGAGGGCCAGCTCGAAGGCCAGCCCTCTTTAGATCATCAGACCTTAGTTGCGGCGGTGGCAGCTGCCGCGAAGTCACCCTTCACGAAGGCCTCGGGGCGGTAGACCGCGAGCGCGAGGCGTTCTTCAGCCAGCACCGTCACAAGGTTCTTGCGGAAGTTCTGGTCGTCCTCGGTCGAGATCTCAACCACCGCGTCCATGCGGTCGAAGATCTGTGCGCCGAGCTGGAAAGCGCCAGTCAGGAACTTGCCAGTCGCCATCGATTGGGTGGAGACCACCGGTTGGCCCCAAAGGGTCGGCGTGATCGTCCCTTGCGGATTGCCGACAATGAACTGCCCTTGGCTGTCCTTCAGCAGCTCAATCGCGGCCCAATCAGCCGGATGAAGTACCACGCCCGTTGCCATTAGCTCAGATAGCGCGGTCTGCAGCATGGCAAGGCGCAGAACGTCGATCCGGGTCACCGTCGCAGGGATGGTGATCGGCGGGGTGAACGCGGTTGCCTGAGTGTAGATGCCGGCAAGATCGGTGCCCGTGCCGCTGCCGTTCAGCAGCTGGTTTTCCTCGACCAGGGCCAGGCCATAGCGCAGGCGCCCGTCGATGTAGGACTGAAGCATCGGCACGTCGTCGAGGATCTGGCGGGTGGCGAGCACCCAGTGCGCGATCGTCGTGACGTTGCTGGTCAGCACATCGAACTTGATGTCCGATTGCGGCTTGGTGGGGCCGGAGGTTTCCGAAACAGTCGAGGCCGCATTCGCGTAGCCTGTCTCCTTGACGTACTGTACCGAATTGCTGGCTGTCCGGCCAGGGGTCAGGAGATCCCGCACCGTCAGTCGGCGCTGTCCCGGCATGACAATGCCAGGGGCACGGTCGGCTACGATGAGGTCGCCAGCCGAACCATTGGCATCGGTAGTGAGCGCGGAAATGATCGCTTTTACCTCAACGCTCGCCCGGCCGCGCACGGAATTGTTACCGAGGAACGCACGAATGGCCTCGTCGGCCACGACCTGCTCGCCGATGGTCTTGAACACAGGGGTGGCCTCGTCGGCAACGCGGCGCGCCATCTTCTGCTCGACCTCGTCGAGACGGGCCTTGGCTTCATTGAGCGCTGTCAGCGCCTCGTCAGCCAGTTCCTTGGTGGCATTGGAGAGGTCTTCGCCGCGCTGCGCTTTACTCAGCGCTTCCTCGGCCAGAGCCTTTACCTTGTCGTGCTTGCCCTCAAGGTCGGACTTAATTTCGTCGTGACGGGCATCAAGGCTGCTACGCAGTTCTGCCTGGCGCGCATCGAGACTGGACTTCACTTCGCTGAGGCGTGCGTCGAGCACGCCTTTTACTTCGCCGGCAAGCTGCTCGGCGGTCTTGGTATCGCTCATGATTTTATCCTGTATGGGAGTGGGGTCAGGCGCTGATTTGCGCCTTCAAGGCCGACAGGAAGTCGGAATGGGTGCTGCCAGACTCACTCCGGAACAGCGGCGATAGGCCCTTGCCCGCAATTGCGGTGGCCTGGCTTTTCGAGAACCCTGCCTCACGCAGGAAATTCTCAAATTCGGGTAAGGTAGGAAGTCGTCCGTCCTCGACGAACGACTTCACGGCAGTGATCACTGCTCGCTCGTTCATCGGGATGGTGACAAGACTTACCTCGTAAAGGGTAAGCTCGAGCAGCTGACGGGTTTTGCCGACCAGTTGCTCGCGGATCGTGCGGTAGCCGATCGATAGCCCGCCTATGGCACCGTCGCGAACCAGAGCATGGGCTTCCTGGCCTGCGCGGGATGAGAGCGAGAGCTGCCCTTTTACAACAAGGCCGTCGCGGCTTTCGATAAAGTCTGTCCAGACGCCAGCCGGACGGGTCTGGTCATGG